CTGCAACTGGTCTATTATCAACTCTTGATAAATCTGCAACATAACCACTTGTAATGATACCTACAGTAGAGTTAATATCATCAGGAATTGTATATCCAAAAGGACCATAAATTGGATTTCCATCATATGCCCATCCAATTATAGGAGAGTGACCTGTTGGTTCATTGAAATTGCCATTTTGTTCAACTGTAAATGTTTCACCAAAATGAACTGCCAAATCCTGATTATACCCAACAACATTAAATCCTAATGAAGAGTCCCCTTGAGGGTTTAAATAATATTCACCAAATCTCTTTGTACTGTTTATTGTTAGATTTCTTACTCTTGGTTCATATAATCCATTAATACCCCTTGGATCCGCATATACACTAGTATTAGAGGTATTATAACCAATACCTGGATTAATTACTAATATACTTTGTAGTTTTCCATCACCAATAACTGGTTTTAAAACAGCACAATTACCAGATCCAGTTATAACTAATTTTGGTAGAGAATAAAATTCTTTACCTTTACTCATAACAACAACATCAACAATTTTACCACCACTTACAATTGGTTTTAATTCTGCATCTTTACCATTTTGTATAGTTATTGATGGGTCTTTTTGATGATTTACAGTAACTGATCCATATTTTGTACCTTGCTCATAAACATAAGATCCAGTAAGTTTACCTGTAATAATTGGAGTAAATACAAAATCTCCAGTAATACTAGAAGCATATGAAACTTTTGCTGTTACTCTTACTTCAGGGTAATTAAACGTTTGATATCCTGTTCCTGTTGTTTGTAATCCAACAAATTTTCTCCTATTAAAATCAAATGTTGATGTTCCACCAATACCTGCATCAGCAAGTTTGAATGCATCATCATCTACTTTCATAACATAATATGAATTGGTGGTATTTAACCCACCTATTGCTTTAGGATATGTGCTACCAATACCAACAGTTGGACTGTAATTGATCAATTCACCATCTTTAAATCCATGATCCTTGTAATTAATTGTATTAAAGGATGTAGATATACCAGATGGTTTTACATTTAATTTTCTATATTGATAACCAGATCCAGAATTTATAACCTTTACTGCCTTTATAGTATTTTTAGAAACAGTTCTAAACTTATGAACACCACTAGCATTAGTATCTGTAGATAAACCAACAGTATTAATACCAGATATAGCATCACTTTCACTATTATATAAATGAACAGTCGAACTATTGACTACACCAACAAAGTAGGGTGCACCATTTGCTAAGGTTCCTGTAATCGTATTACCAGCATCCTTATATGCACCAATTCCAATATTAGTATTACCATTACTATTATAAAAAACCTTTTCACCGTTTGCAAAATTATGTGGTGTTTTAAAAGTTATGGTTTCATCTTCAATTGATATACCACCATTAAAGAAAATATCTCTACTATCAAATTCCAATTCCCTAAATCTAGGTCCTGTAATCGCCTCTAATAAACAACCATTACCATTACCACCAGTAATACTAATATCACTTACTTCATCAATATCAAAATCTTGAGGATCTACAAGTACTTCTTCAACAGATCCTTCTATGATTGGTTCAACTAATGCAGTTTCTCCTATACCAATTTTTAATCCATTACTATCTCTAACTATAGAATCTTCAATCACCACTTTAGGTGGATTTAAAACATCATAACCTGTTCCACCATTAAAAAGATCTAACTTTGTTAAAGGTCCATAATAAATGTTATCATCAGATACTGAACTTCTTAGTTCAACACCATCAATTAAAATACCAACAGTATTTGTTGGAACTTCTTCTTTACCAACTACAAATGGATTTTGCTTTAATGGGAATTTTCTTAAAACTGATGAGGAGTCTAATGTTCTATTATATTGTCTCTCTAAAGTAAATGTATGTGTTTGTCCAGCACCAGATGCCTGTAAAAGAATAACATTATTACTTTCTTGCTGACCCTTTGAACTGTATAATTTAATATTAGAAGTATAATTTCCAGTATTTTCTAAAACATCGACATAGTAACGATTGCCAGATACTAATCCAAGTATTGGTTGAGTTGCAATACCTGAAGTGTATATAACAGAATCACCTTTAACAAATTTAATTGAGGCAGATGTACTAGCAGTGACTTGAGCAAAGGATATGGTATCATATTTTGCACTACTAACTTCATTTATTAATGTTGGATTGGTACCATCAGTAGTAACTCCAACAATTGTTTCTTTAATTAAATCAGTTTTAATAGAATAACTTGGTAATGAATTAGATACTACATACCCATCAGTATCTTTATTATTATAAACATTTAATACATCAGTAAGAATACTTTCATTACCAGTTTTTATAGTAACACCAGTACTTGATGCCTTTTTAAGATTTCTTCTTATATCATATGACTTTCCAGTTACCGCACCAGGCCAAGATGTTAAATTACCAATCTTTACTGTATTTGGTTTTATTGAAGTATTAACATCGTCTATATTACCATTTGATGCACCATATTCAACTGTTTGAGAATTTCTCCCAAGGATAGAAACTTTATCGCCTTTTTTTAAACTAGATGATTCAATGGTGCTTGGTAATGTAAAGGTAGATCCATTAATTCCATCTCTCTCAACTTGATATCTACTAGAAGTATTATAAATCCATGAATTTGCAAATATTTCTTTATATGTTGCAGTACCATCAGTAGGATTTTCAATCTTTTCACCTACATTTTTAACGTAAATATTTTCTTTCTCTGTTACTAAAGAAATATCAGAAATGGTTTCTAAACTTGAAAGAACTCCCGTAATCCTAAGTTCAATCTTTTTATTTAAATCTCCGTTCTCATATCCAAAAATAACCTCATTGGATCTAATATTATCAGCAGTACCAATACCTGAACTACCAATTCCGTCACAACCAAAGAACTGATTTATAGTTTTTGAGGTATAATTTATTATATTATCACCACTTATTAAAACACCAGTTTTACCAAAACCAACAGTAGAATCAACCAGAATAGTTGATCCATTCTCAAGAACTTGTTCTAAAGACTTAGTGTTTCCTGGTATTGTAAATGTTCCTTCAATTAAATCTCTATCACTATATCCAACAAATAGAGATATTTTATAATATAATTTATTATCCCTTGTAAATTGTTCTACTTCAGAAACTGATGCTTGTGTTCTAGTATCTGTTGATTTATAAATTGTTTGTCCAACTAAATTAGAAGGATCTCCAGTTAAACTAGTTTGTTCAGCAACTATTACTTCTCTACGAATAAATTCTGCACCAGATGGTTTTATTAAATTCTCTTCTAGATCTAATACTCTTGCTTCTACACCAAACAATACTTTATAAAGAATAGCAATAGATTCTTCAATACCCTTTGATTGGTAAAAAGTTCTAGCAATCTTTATAAAATTACCTACATCAAGATCATCAGAAAATGATACATCTTCAAATCCAGGTAAAAATGTTCTCTTTAACTTCTTAAAAAATTCTTGTAAAAATAATACACTAAGATTAGTAACAGTAGCGTTTACTTTATGTGTTTCTGAAAGAGTATCGTTAAAAACTAAAGACTCTCTATTAACATCTAATAATGATGATGAAATGCCAACATTATATCCAGTAATACCACTAAAACCACGAGAACAATCTACAAAAGTAGTATCAGTTTTAGATGTATATGAAATAATTTCATTATCAATTTTTAATAAACCATATTGGTCTGGAAATCCCTTTGTTGATGTAACGAAAATTGTTTTAGAAGTAGTATCAACTTCAGAAGAAAGTGTTGTAGTTCCAACAACAACTTCAGGTACTAAATTATCTACCTTTAAGTATTGATCAAAATTGCTTATTAAATCAGTGGGTCCACCCTGAAATTCCTGTGAAATATAATATTGTTTAAAAAATTCTACTGCATTTGGAAAATCTGATACAACAAAGTCAGGTAACTGATTTTTAATTACAGTATTAACCTGTATACTCTTATCAATTTTTGCCATATTTTATTTCCTCTCTAATATCCCGTTAGAGTAACTTGATGTGTAATAGTCTCTTGTAAATACAACTCCTGATACATCTTCTCCTGAAGCAATTACGTCCTTAACAGTATTTATCTTACTATTTGAAACATCAAAACTAAGATAAAGATCCTTTAGTCCAACAACATCATTTGATTCTGGGAATGCTTGAATCTCAATTAAATTATTTGGAGACATTGTTGATGTAATATTAATTGTATTAATAATAATTTCACCTTTCTTATAATCAACAATTCCAACATCTTTAACAACAACCTTTAAATCTCCTTTAGTATTCTGATATACAATACTCAGAGTTCCTTTATTAGATTTGTCTAAATTACCATTTCCATCTTTATTTGGAACATCTGTAAAGTAAACAGTATTAGTTTCTCCAGCAACTGTAAATCCAGTACTCTTAATATTAAATCCTGCAGGATTAATATTAAATTTATTACCAAAGCATAATTCATATTGTGCAAATTGATTTAATAATGCCTTTAAATCTCTTCTTATTATAACTTTAGTGATATTAGAAGTAATTGCATTATCAACTCTATCAATTAATTGATTCATTTTACTATATTTGAATCTACCACCAAACTTATTAATTTCAACATTGTTTGCATATTGCTGTAATGAATTAATAACAGTGGTTCTTAATGTAGATGCATCTGCAACTTGAGATGAGTTGTAATAAACTGTTGAATCGATTTCAACAAAGAGAACTTTAAGATCTACAATTTGTGAATTAATTCCAGCAATTGCATAATTTTTTAATTTATTCTTAATCTGTTGTTTATCAAAATCAGATACATATGTACCATTTTTTGGTTTGATACTAATTTGAACTTTACCAAACTGTGGTGG